ACTGCTCCCGCATCCGGTCTGCCTTCTTCTCGTCGAAATCGGTATCCCCTTCGGCCAGCGTCACCACCACCGGCGGCACCGCATTATTCTTCAACAGCGAATACACATACGCATCCGCCTCCATCGTCCGGTCGCTGTCACGCACCGCGAACTCAATTGCCCCGATACCGCGCCACGGCTGCTCCGGGTCCGGCATCCACTTCCAGTGGATCATGTCCGCCTTCGGGATGATCACCTTCTGCCCGTCGCCCGGGTCATATTCATACCCACGCACCAACCCCTCTGCTGTCGTTCGCCCTGGCAGCGGCGTCACGTTCACATTGCTGAATGGCCACAGGTGCATCACCTGCCCGTTTTTTCTGCGCTGCTTCCACAGGTACAGGTTCCCGCCCACGCTCGCATACGTGATCGCGAACTGCGCCAACTCCGCCTCCCCCATATCCGGGTTCGGCTGCCGTATCAGTTCCATCAATTCGTGCCTGTAATCGGTCTTGAACCGCCCCTCCTCCTCAACACCAACCAGTAACGGTGCCTCCGGGAACGAGAACGCCAGTCGTGTTACGCACGCGCTCACTGCCGAATTTTTCTTATACCCGTCCAGCAGTCGCCGGTTTGTCACCGTCATAAACGCCGTTCTGAACCATTGCGGCACAAACCGGAAACCCCTACCGCTCGCCTTTTTGAACATTTTCGTAAACCAGTTCATAGGATCCGGCTCTCCCTTTTCTTCTTGATCATCTGCAAGAGCTTGCTGTATGCGCTCGCACCTGCGTCCACCTGGTCGTCATACGCCCCGCTCGGGAAAGCGACACACTCCTCGATGAAATCCTCATTCCACGCACCCTTCAGTAACCTCACCATGTCGCCCTGGAACGCGCTCTCCAGCGGTTCCGAGCGTGTCTCCTTATCACCCGTCACTGTCGCAAACTTCGGCGCGAACCCGATCAAAACCCGGTTCGTCGCCTCCGCGCTGTCCTTCCCCGCGGATCCGGGATCCTGCTGGTGCCATAGCTTCACCAAAGCCCCATACTTTTCCCGGTCCGCCTCCGCCGTTTTCTTCATCATCCGGTCACGTTCGTAGCTCGTGCACTGTTTCCGTGTTACATCCAGGAAGTAAAAATACCCGTCGCTTCCATACCCCATCAACACGCCCGCCGTGTAATCCCCGTGCGCACTGTTCGCCTTATCCCAGTACCGCACCACGAATATCAGTTTGAATCCTCCCCCTATTCCGCTTGTCCCGACTTTTTCGGGGTGTTCTTCGGAATGGGGGGATGCCCCTTCAGGGGCAGGGGGGCGGGCCGCGGGGTCCGGCAACTTCGCCACCTTCTTGAACCACCCCCGTTGATACCGCTGACCTGCTTTCGAATAAGGCATCTGTGAGAATTGCGCAATATAGTCATAATCTCCCATATTTGCCCGGATCTTTTTCAGCGCCTCAGTCTCATGTCGTTCTGGCCACAAGGATTCCCCTGCCTTGCGCCCCAATTGGTCTCCATCTCTGGGAATATACAATCCAGTTAACAGGTTATTTCTAAATTCATCTTCATTTTTGGGATAACTCCCCTCTGCAAGTGCCTCAGCCGGTAAGAACAATACCTCCCACTCATCGGCATCCGGATCCTGGATCATCGCCTGCAGCAGCTTCCCCCCCAGGTCTTCCCCGTGCCAGCGTGTCATGATCAAAATAATGGCTGCGTTTTTCTCCAACCGTGTGAAGGCTGTTGATTGATACCACTCATAAGCCTCCTCACGTCTCTTTTTGCTATCCGCCTCTTCACGGTTCTTCACCGGGTCATCGATGATAAAAATATTCGAACCATGTCCGGTGATACCGCCGCCCACGCCAGATGCGATCATCCCCCCGATGTAACCATCAATATCCCATGCCGCCGCGCTGCGGCTTTCCGGGTCCATGATTACCGGCTCATCTGTCGAAGCCAGCGCCCCGAACACCGCCTGGTAATCCTCGCTCTCGATCAAATCCCTCACACCTCTACTGTGTTTCGAAGCCAGGTCAGCCCCGTAAGAAGTCATAATGATTCGCAGATCTGGGTTTTTCCCAAGCGTCCACGCCGGGAACTTTCGTGCTGCCGTCTGGCTCTTCCAGTATCGCGGCGGCATAAAAATCATCAACCGGCCAATGCCTTCCTTTCCACCTGTCAGCACATACCGCGCCACCTGCTCCAACTTCGAAGTCATCAACTGGATGTGCCTCGCCCCCGCCGGGTACCTGCGGTCCACAAGCTGGCAAAATGGCAAGAAACTTCGCTCAGCCATCAACCGCATCCGCACCTCATCCCGGATCGCCTGCTTGGAATCAACCATCGAAGCCGTGGCCACCATTACCCTTTATCCTCATTTTCTTCCTTCGTGCTCTTAGTGCCCTTCGTGGTTAATTCTTCTCCTCCAAACTCATCCCCAGCCTCCTCTTCCAACTCCGCCACCATTTCCAACGCATCTTCACCCAGCATCTCAATTAACTTCGCAGTTGGCAGCTTCCGGAGCTGCGCCGCCACCTTGCCTCCAATCCGCCCGTCATCTCCCAAGATCTTCTGCCGCGGCGTATGGTCTCCACTCATCTCGAAGAATAATTTCCGGTCCTGGTTCGCCCGGTAATTCTCCTCACTCGCCACCTTCCCCAATGCATGGAATGCCCCTGGTCTGTATCGCAACATCTCGGCCGCTTGCAGGTCCGCGATCATCAGATCGATCTCCGGATACTTCTTCCGCCAGGTTGCGATCGCCCGATCGCTGGTCAAACCCAGCACTTTATTTGCCAGCTCCTCCTGCGTCTTTGGCCACCGGTACTGTTTCGGCATCGTCGCCCAGGCAATATATGCCGCGATCCGTCCACGTATCCCCGCCTCCAGCAGCTCGTGATACTTCTCCGCCCACTGCGGGATTTCGGAATCAGGCTCCAACTCCAAAGCCTTCTTATGAGCCAACTCTTGAGCTAACACCTCAGCTGGTGTCAACAAACCTATCAGATCTTCCTGATCAGCTTGTTCCACCGTCTGCGCAAAATTCGTCAGCTCTAGTTGTGTCACACGTCTTACTGTCATGTTCCAATTCTCCTCCCCCCAAATCCTTCGGATTTAGGGGTATGCCCCTTTAGGGGCAGGGGGGCGGGTCACAAATTGATCGGCTCGAAATACGGCTCGTTATACGGGCTCGGGATCCGCTCTCCCGGCTTCAGCAACCGCAGCCGCTTCTCCTCGATATAGTTCTGTACACTCGAAACCAATGGGAACGGCGTATGCGCCTTTCGCCATTCGATCCAGTGGAACGGCTCCACCTTCCACGTCCCATTCCGCAACCTGTTCGGCGTCGAGATCGTCGCCACATGGATCAGCTCCGGGTGCGTAAAATAATTCACCTCTTCCACCGACGGCAGCGGTTTTGTGTAATCCAGCGTTCTCACCGGGTAACAGCGCTTGCCACCTACCCGCGTCAACTCACCTGTGATCTCCACGATATTCCCGCCACATGTCAATCGTTCCTGCTTGGGCATTTCGCCTGTGTCGGTTCGCTCGTCCGAGATGTAATCCTTCCCGTTGCTCCCGTCGCCCTCCGGGTCGTAGTTCGTTCCGTGCTTGTTCGTAAAAGCCCGTGAACCGTCCGTGATCCCTCGCCAGCTCCACTTCAGCTTCTCCAACTCATCCGCTCTCAGCATGGTTGGGTCCGCATGCCCGAAAGCGCAATACATCATCTGGCAGAACCAGAACCACTGTGCCACCTCGGTCAGCATCTCCCAGCCGCCATCTACCATCGGCGCCATCTGTGGCACGCTCGCCTTATCCTTCACATTGAACTCATCGCTCAACGGCCGCGGCTTCTTATCCACGGTCCAGCTCCAATCGTGCACCAGCCAGGCGTACTGCTTATCTGGGTCCAGTTGCGACCCCAACCGCAGCACCATCGCCTTCCCTCCCACTGTGATATGAACCCGATCTACCTCCAACCTCATGCCTGCCTCTCCCACACCCACGGCTCCCCGTCATACGTCCCCTCCACCCGGTCAATCTCCACAATGGGATCTCCAGGTGGATCAGGGGGATCCGGGCTTGGATCGGGTGGATCTGGCACCGGTTCGACACCTTCCAATTCCGATAACTTCAAACACAGGTGATTGATCACCGCGCGCTGGCTCGGCGCGCCGTCGTCATTAGGCTCGTTCACCACCTCGCCATTGATCGCCAGCGTCGTACTCCCGCCCCCATCGAAATCCACACCCGTATGGCATCCCTGCTCGATCAAGATCTCCGCCAGGCGCGTCAATGTGATGCCTTTCGGGGGCGTCGCTCCCTGGTCGGGTGCGAAATGATCCCAGCCATCCACCACCACGATCACCAGCTCGCCCTCAGCCGTGATCCCCATACCCGTCCGGGCGTTCAATTCACCCGTCTCACCGAATTTGGGATTGATCTCCCCATTCTCCACCATATATCGCGTTCCGGATAACGCGTTGAAATTGCCCCAGTGCCCTCCTCTTTTATGCCCGAAAGCGAACTTGTTCTCTTTATCGAAATTCAACCACGGCCGGTAATCCATCTGCTTTGTGTTCTTCCCCACCCCCTCCGAATACCAGATCGAATTCGAGTTAACCCCATCCCTT